AATTAGTTTCTGTAAGTAAAGCTTTATCATCTTCATTGGTAAATTCTAAAATACCTCTACTATATAATGATCTTGCTTCTGCAAATAAATCAAAGTAAGCACGTGAGCCAGCACGATATAAATGCTCAGTAAGCGGTTTATTAGTGTCTATATGGTGTTTTAAACCTTCGGACAATATAGCACGTGGCGCTAAACTTTCATTTAACATTAACGTTGATTTTTTAGTATCACAAGTATTACATCCGCAGTTACACATATTGTTTTATTTTATTTATTAACCCCAAATTTTATCAAAATTAATTCTAATTGCACTTTGTTTTACTTCAAAATCTTTCATCAATTCATCACTATTTTTTAATTCATCAAAATTAATTTGAAAGAATTTAACCTCCCCATTGTCTTTTACATTTGCTAAATGGTTACCATCTCCTGGTTTTCTATCTAATTTCGGTTTTAAAAGTTGGATTGCCATTTTTCTCCCCATTTCTTGAGAACTATCTGAATCATTTAGATCTAATGTATCATATACTCTATCTACGTTAGATTTAATATTTTTAAATAAAGGATATTCATCTACTAAATCGCTATTTTTATTTAAAAGATTTTTAAATTCTTTTACTTTTTCCATAGCGGCCGTAAGTTGGAATCCTCTAAAATTAGTTGGATTAACTGTTTTTGATAATCCTTTTTCACCATCAAATACACTTACTAGAGCACTAAATCCAAATATAAGTGAAAGTAATGATAAATTTTCTTTATCAGCTCCAAATCTTCCTAAACCATGTAAGCCTTTATCAGTACTCCAAGATTTAACCTCTACTCCCTGATTGTTAAAATATAAATCCGGATCATCTTTTTCTCTACCTTCTGTTACTTTAGCACTATTTGAAAAATGATATAACCAATATAATGCAATTTCTCCATTTCCCACACCTAAAGAACCAGCACTACCTATTTCTTTTCCTACTTTTGGGGGTTTAACTGGGTATAATTTTTCAAACATTTCTTTATCTGCCGAATTAACACTTATACTAAATGTAGAATTTCTATAAGGGTATTTACTTTTGGGTTTTGGAATTGGTTTATCTTTATAATCTTTACCATATATAGCATATCTAATAGTATCATTATATGTTTCAGACCCTCCAGAAGGGATTGATGTTTTAACATCTACATCAATTTCTACTTCTTCTTCTGCTTCTGATATTGTTTTGATTAACTCGAATAACATATCTTTATCCTTAGGGTCATCCATATCAGGATATCCTTTAGGAAATTTATATGCTATTCTATGTAAATATTTTGTTATATTATCCATTATATATCTATGTCTGTTGTATCATCAATGTCAACATCTACTTCTTCACCCCCACTATCAGATGAACCTCCATCAGCAGATTCTGCTGTTTCAGGAGCGCCATATCGTAAAATACGAGCAATAGCATCAATAGCTCTTTCTTCTTCTGGTAAATTAAGTAAGTAATATTTTTTACCTTCAACTTGGGCTATCCAACTTGTTCTTGTAAATATTAGATAGAAATTAAAATCGTTTTTTAAATTTATTCTAAATGTAGTAGGTTTTGGAGCAACCCAATCAATTGATGATATAAAATTATCAAATTCATGAGTTAATAAATCAACTATTACTTTTTTTAGTTCTGGAAATTTGGCAAATTCATCATATTCAACAGCAGCTGCTTCAGCTTGTTTTCTGTTACCAACGAGAGTTGGAACAAGTAATCTAACTTTTTCCCTTAATTCTGCCGCTGTCATATTATTTTTGTTTTGCTGTTGGACCTTTACCTCCGCCTTTTGCTTTATAAGATGCTACCGCACCTGCAATAGCTTTTGCTGCTTTTTCTGATTTACCTGATTTTTTGATTTTATTTACTAATGTATCATATGATTCATCTACTTTACCATCTTGGTCTTCATCTTTGGCATCGATTTTTTTATCCCAAAATCCTTTAGGTAAACCTTCAATTATACTTTCACTAAATGATTTCATCCATCTAGTTAATATTTCTCTAGCTTCTCTTTTTTCTAAATCAAATGCAGATTGTAAATAAGGAGCAGCACCAAACATATTAGTTTTACCTGAATCTCTTAAATCATTTAAAAATGAAAAATATAAATCATCTGACATATTTTCTTCTAATGAAGTAGATTCATTTACTGCTGCATCTGGATAATATTCTGCAGGTCCTATTCTTAATTTACTTTTATCAGTAACACCTGTATCAAACCAAGATCTAATAGCATTATCAACATTTCCACCACCTACAAAAAAGCTTAATAAACTTTCTAAACCTTTAGGACCTTCTGCTACCCAAGCATCAAATTCTTCTTCATTATCCCACTCAAATTTATCATCTGATGTAAATTGATATGTTGGTTTATTTTGTAAATTAGACATTGAAAATGCCATCCCACTACCTTCATGATTACCATAATGTGATTCTTTAAGTGATACAACATCTTTAGAAGGTGTTTCTTTATATTTAAAATAAATAGTATATCTTTTTTTATTATTATTATAATCTGTTAGATATACTGTTTTTTTAGCAAATGCTTTTCCGTTGTAGGCACGGCGCCATTTATTCATATTCATAGCTTCTGTTATGTTTTCTTCAGTTAAATCATCCACAGATGTAATGTAATCTTCAACGGTCTCATCAATATCAACGCTATCTATGGCTTCTACATTGTCGTTGTTTATAACGCGTGTATTTGCGTCAACTACAGCATCAATTTGTGGTTCGTTAAGTTCAAAATCAAGGTATTCTTGAGCACCAACTACAGCCTCTTTTGCCTTAAATATTTTACTTTGCCACCATGAAGGTAAATCTACCTCACCCATGCCATCAAATTGATCTAGGGTTTTATATAATTTCATAGATGCCTTACCAATTTGATATAAATCACCTTTAATCATACTAGGTTCATTATCTTCATGGCCTAAATCTAAATCTTCTTTTAAATTACCAAATTTATCTGCAAGAAATTTTAGTGTTTTTTCTTCGGACCAATTCCAAGTTTTCATTATATAGTCAACCATTTCTCGACCTTTTAATTCCATCTCGTTATCTGTTCCTTCTTTTATATTGGCATGTTTTGATAAATCATCATATGCTTTACCAATATCTCCTTTATATAATTGTTTAACAATTCTTTTACCTAATATTTCTAACTCACTATTATTTAATGAGTGAGGTTTATTAAAACCTTCTAAATAGAATTGACCTATATCTTCATAATCATAAGTAAAATCTTCACCTTTTGGTGTTGCATCTTCTTCTAAACCTAATACAGATTCTTCTTCTGTATGATCTGGAGCTGCTGTAGTAACATCTAATTCTGCATCTATTGGATCACCATGGGCACCACTTTCTAAATCTTCCTCTTTGATATTTTTTTCAATAGCAGCCCCTCTGGTTTTTTCATAATCAGATAGCTTACCATCTTTATTCAAATCTGCTTTTTTAGGATTTTTTAATGCATCTTTAATTAATTCTGTTATTTTAGGATCTCTCATTTCTTTGGTTTGTTTTTTAGCCATGTTAGTAGCACGTCCGTACATAACAGCTTCTGCATCCTTACCATACTTTTTTACTAAATCTCTTTTATTATCTTTCATATTCATGATAATATCTTCTCTTTTATTAAGTTCAGCCTTAGTAAGTTTGCGTTCGTTGATCATATTTTATTTTTTATCCTCAGCTACAGATGCTTTTCTATACTCTGAAATTAGTTTTTTAATTCCACCTAATGCTTTTCTAGCACGACCATGAGCCGCTTTAGATTTACCACTATGCTCGATTGAAAATGTTTCATAAAGTGCATCTAACTGTTCTTTTAATTTTAATGTGTCCATTTTTATAAATTTTATTTATTAATAACTATTATTTAATTAATCCAGCTAATTTTCTGAATCTATTTACTTCTTCGTTAATTACTTCTTCTTTAATTTCTTCATTTGTTGAAGCCACAACGTGTGCTCTAGTATAATAAGTAATTGTATTTCCAATTTGATCCATTAACTTTTCATCTCCCATAGCAGATGCTTTTTCTTGTGCCTTAGTTAAAAGACCTAATACAGCTGCTGTATCACTACTTTCTCCTGCTAATTCAGAATCTACTTCAATTTCTGATTTGTCAGATTCATCATCAATATTTACTTCATCTTCAATATCAACATTAATGTCTTCATTATCTTCAACATCTACTTCTTCTGCTTCTCTCATTGTATCATCTTCTTCATACTTACCACGCATGCCTTCATCCATATCATCATCTCCACCTCTCATGGCTTCATCAACGTCATCCTTTTTCATTTCTTCAGAAACGTCTTTAGGTTCGTCTTTTTTTAATTTAGCTAATTTAGCTTCATTATCTTTAATGTCTTTTTCAAGGTCTTTAATATGGTCTCTATCATCACGGATAGCACCTTCCATACGTTTTTGTTCTTCCTTGTTTCCTTTTTTAGAATCTTCAGCCTCTGATAAGAAGTTAGCTTTGATTATTTCTTTTAATTCTGATTTTTTCATTTTATTGAATTTATTTTAGTTGGGTTTATTTATAAATATATGAAATTTCTTCTAACTGCGCAGAATGGCGTTTTTATGGTGTTTTTAGGATACAGCATCTTGTACTACTCCTTTTAATATTTGAGCTACTTCTGTACCCTTAACTAATGATTTTAATCCATATAATCCACCTTTAAGGTATCCTGCTTTTTTTATATATCCTACAGCATTACCTCCTGCTTGACCTGCCATAAGAAGAATTACAATAGCATATAAGATATCAGAAATTATTTTTTTACTTTTTTCATTTTTAGTAAATATTCCTACTACTCTTCTTATAGGTGCTTTAAATGCTTCTTCATTTTTATGAGTAAAATTATATATTTTTTTAGCAGCTTCTTCTCCTTTACCCCATTCATATTTTGCTGATAGTCTTTTTGCTATTTTAGACAACATATTTGCTACTGTATTAGATAATAGAATATATCCTAAAATACCAACTACACCAGCAACTTCATTAAGTTCTTTTTTATTATCTTCTAATTCATCTTCTATTTCAGATGATAAACTTTTTGCTACTTTAGCTAAATCATCTTCAAATTGATCTTGTTCATCTTCAAACAATCTACCTTCTGCTAAGTATTGTGTATAATTAAATTCACTCATATTATTTCTTTTTGTATTCTGCCTTTTTTGTATTTTTAACAAATTGTTTGCCTTTTTTATCTCCTCTAACTTTTTTAGCAACCGTAGCTTTTCTTTCTGCTTTAGATAAAGATTGAGCCTTTTTTTTAGGTAAACATCTTGTTGTAGCTTTACCTTTTTTCATAGTACCGCAATCACCTGATATATTGCCAGATGTATTAATCCTTACCCAATTTTCTTTTTTAAACCAATCTCGTAAGGATTCTTGGACTATTTCTATTACTCTATCTTCTGTAATCATTATCCTTTTATATCGCCTTTACATACTCTAACAGCACGACCAGATAAATAAGCAGATGATTTTTCACCAGCTGCCATTCTTTTCTTTCTATATGCTTTACCTTTAGCACAAAGTTCTTCATTTAATGTTTTTCCTAATTTAATAGTTTCTTTAACATCGTTTATAGCTTCTTTTAAACCACCTAATTCTTTAGCTGCTCTAATAAGATCACGTTTTGCTTCATCTTCACTAACACCTCTATATTTAGCAATGCTTTTAATAGCACGTAAAGCAATTCTTTTTTCTTCTGTGGAAGCACTTTCATCTAATTCACCAAACTCATATGTCCATTCTCCTTCATTCATCCTGTCAAATTGTGATGATTTATTAAAATCATCTTTAGATACTATTGTATCATATTCATCTTGGGTCATTTTACCTATTGCTACATCATAAGGCATATCTTTTTTTCTTGGACCTTTTTTTAATCTAATTGCATCTTCATAAAAAGTAATTTCATCAGCATATTGATCAGATATTGGCCCTCCTTCTGGTTCAGCTTCTTGTTCCATATCTCTATATAATTGAGATAAACGATCTTTTAATTCGCCCATAGAATAATCATTTGCTAATTCCTTAGATTTAGAATGAATTTCATTAATACTTCCTTCCTCCATATTTCTTTTACCTAATCCAGGTAAATTATTTAAGTCTTGTACGTACTCATCTGTCTTAACAAGTATAGTACCTAAAGGCTTATCATCTTTAAGTAAAGTAATTTTAGTTACTCTAGGATTAAAGTTAGGATCTTGGTCTTTAAAATTACCATTATAATACTGTGTTTGGTGCATTTGGTATTTTTCACCTTCATGCTCTAAATTATGGTATTGAACGTGAACAAACATTGGTGCATATCTGCCCATTCTATTTTTAATAGGGCTCTTATCATGAGCTTTTAAAGCTTCAATTGCATCGTTTTCACTAGCTACCCCTTGAGGTAGTAGATCTGCAAATATTTGTTTACCGAACATATCAGGCCCTCTTTCATTAGCATCATCTATTAGTTCTGATCCTTTGAATGTATTGTCTGTGTATTCTTTTAATACAGATTCTATATTTTCTTTTTCTTTAATAAATAAACCTATACTAGCTGGCCATGATCTTTCACCAGGATCTTCTTCGTAATCTGTTACTCCCTGATATTCAAAATCATACTCTTTAGATAATTTATTTGCTTCATTAAAAGCAGATTCAACAGCTTTTATACTATTATCACCCCAATATCTTATTTCACGGCGTGGCATTTTAATATAATACCCCCCTCTACCATTATATGATCCACTTCCTAAACTTTGCTCAACATCAAAACCTAATGCTTTACTAAGAGCATCTGCAAAGATTTTAATATCTGGGTGTTTTTCAAGTTTATAAGGACTAATATCACTAGGAGTTATATCACCCTCTGCTAGATATTGGTTTTTGAAATATTTATTAAGATTAAAATTATCCATTTTTATTTATTTTTGTTTATAAATATACATTATTTCCTTGCTTTTTCCCATTCTGCAACAGTTTTGTTTAAAGCTTCTAATGCTTTTTTCTTATTTACTCCTCCTACCCATTTTTCAACGTCCCCTTGTTCACTAACAAATGAATCATTTGAGGTGTTTATTGTGTCCATAACCCAATCCTTATACCAAGCTATAAAGGAATCAATATTACCATTAATAGTTCTATTATTCCATTCTTCCCACAAACCTGTTGCTTTTAATTGTGTTTCAAATGATTTAAAACATGAAAAACATTGATCTACAGCTAAATAATAACTAGGATCCATACCTTTATTCATTACTTTTTTACATTTAGGGCAAAATAATGGAACTATAATTGATTTTTTTGCTTTATCTAATTTAGTTATATTTTGTTTTATTCCATCTTTAATAGTCCATGTACGGTTATTTTCTTCCCACACATCACCTTCTTTATGGAATTGATCTGCTTTATTATAACCCACACTTTGACCATTTTTCTGGTTATGTTTACCTGTCATTAGGTTTCTAAGACGTGTTACATCTTTTTTACCAAATTCTTTTTTTAAAACATTATCTCCTGACATATTATTTTTGTTTATAACCGTTATTTATAGTATTAATTTGTCTATTTTCTTTAACATCAATAGGATGTTTTTTCTTTTTGCTTAAATCCATTTTTGAAACTAATTCTTGTGCTTCAATCATCTGTTCAGATGTAATTGTAGGGCTAGGTTGGGGTGAAGGTGTTAATTGAGAAGAAGATTGTTTTACATCTCCTCCTTTATATCCCTTTGATAATGAATTTAATGAACTCATAATCCTAATTTTTTAAGTTGTTGAATTGTATCTGCAGCTGATGTATGTAAAATACCTATACCACCTTGAGATATCCATTGATCAATATTTGATTTTCTATCATCAATCAAAATATGATTTGGAGCTGCATAATTTTGTTTTGCATATGCTTGAGCTAATGTTAATTTTATACCAGGCATATTATTTTTAACCCATAATCTTTTTCCTAATCTTGAAGTTGAAGATCTTGATGGGGAAGATAATAATTCAGTATCATAATCTTTTATATAATCCCAATATTGTTTTCCATCTTCCATCCAAGGCATTCCCGCCCAAAATCCAACTTTACCTTTACCATCAATTAATTCCCAAAATTTATCCTTTCCAAATTTCTTTTCATAATTTCTTGGTGGTATTCCTTCTGAATATTTTTCAAATGATTTGTCAAAATCTGTTAACACACCATCCATATCTGAGTATATTTTGTATTTCATAGATGGTGAAGATACGACTTCTTCTTCAGAAATCAAAATTTCTTTTGCTACTTCTTTTATAAATTTATTTAATCCAAAATAATCTTTAGTTTCATTTATAGGCTCATTATCATGTCCACATTTATGACACATAAATAAATCATTACCTCCATCTACTATATCCCAACTCCAACTACATTCATCACATTTAATTTTATCTTTTACAATGGATTCATTTAATGTATCTGTCCAATTCCTAAATGTAATATTACCATCTGTGTATGCTTCTTTTTCAATTTTTTCTAAATTATCATCTTCAGTAGTATTTGTAGTACTAATATTTTCTAATCTATCTTCTAAATTTTGGATATGATGAATCATTTCATGGGCATATGAACGAACTATATCTTTAGGATGTCTACCTTCAGTATATAATACAATATGGTTTTCTTCAGGATCATAATATGCTGTTTTGCCAAAAAAGTCACTAGCATTTTCTGAATCCCCATCCACTAATTCAACTGATGGTAATGGTTCTATATTTAAACCCTTATCAATCATATATTGTGTTAATTGGTTTATTTTATCTTGAACACTTATATTTTTAGAATATGTAGCATTTTCATTTAAAGCAATTACTGGGGTTGATGTTTTAAAGTCTTTTTTTCTCATAACGGTTTTTGCAACTAAATCAATATCATTAGGTGTTACATTTATAGCAAACGGTATATTAATGTTGTTATTAAAATCTTTAACAACAGCATCAAAATCATCATCTACTTTAGATAATGGCTTACCATGTTTTCTATGTAAACGTTTAAACATTCCTGTTAATTCAGGTACTGAAATTGGTTTTATATTTCTTTTGTCATTTAATCTATCAAGAAAATGTTTTGTAAACTCAATATCAATACCTAATTTTGAAAATAGTTTATCAGCATAAACTTCAATGGCATCTAGTTGAGATTTTGAAATATTTTCATTTAAACTCATCATAGCATCATAAGCATTTGTTTTTAATGTGTTTAATTCTTCTACAAAATCTGATCTTCTTAAAACTTTAAAAGCTAAATTTTCAACACTATATAAACCTCCATTTTCAAGACCTGATGATCTCATGTTTCTAATTTTTTCTTTTATCTGATCTATAGTTGTTACTACCTGTTCATATTCTTTATCTTTAAACATTCTTTCTAATTGGGGAATATAAGATAAATAATCTTCTGCTTTTGATTTAATATCATCCTTGTCAATTACAATTTTATTATTTTGAGGAATAGTAACCCATTCATCATTTAGAATTGAGTATAAACCAGATGCCGTATGAGCTTCATCTATATCTTCAACATATACCTCTACAGGATAACCAAATATGTTTATATCATGAGCATTATTCCATAAATTCTTCTTAGCATCAAAATAATCCTTAGCAAATTTTTCATCATCTGTAATTTGTGAAAAATCAATTACTAAATGTAAATCAACATCTGAAAATTTAGACCAATTAAAATTAGCCAAACTTCCTGTTAGTTTGATATCTTTCAAAACTGTTCCTTCTGGGAGCTCTAATGAATCAAAAAAATCTTGAGCTATTTTTAGTAGTTTTTCTTTTATTTCTGGTTTTAAATTAAGATCATCCCAAACATCTTTTACTAATGTATCTTGTATATCAAAGCTATCAATAACATCTTTTTTAATATCTTCATTAACTGGAGGTCTTAATATTTGGAAAATTTCTGATTTTTCTTTTATTTTAGAAGGTATAAATTGAATAAATTCTTCTTCAGATTGATCAAGTGCTTTTCTAGCATTTGTTCCACTCATATTAGGGTTATAAGTTGGAATTACTTTAACTTCAATATTAGGATATTTTTCACTTAAATTACCTGTTCTTGCATCTACATCATCTAAATCATCCTGTCTACCATCTCTATAACCAATTACAAAATAAATAGTATCTTGTGGATTATCTTTTGCTAATCTAAGGATATCTCCAATAGGAGATTTTACGGGTTCAATTTTAACTTTATTAGCTAAATAACCTTGATATATATCCCATACTAAAACTGCTTCTGTTTGATCTATGCCATCACGAACCTTACTACCTACATAAATAATAAATTCATCTATTTCTGGGAATTTTTCTAAAGCTGTATCTACTATTTCAAAGTGACCAGCTGTTGGGGGTTTAAAACCACCACCATATGCTGCTATTACTCTACTCATGAATTTAAGAATTTACCTATTCGCATTTGTGCCTCTTCTTTAGACATAGTGTATTCAATTACATCATATATAAAGTCATCACTTAACATAGCTTGAATTTCTTCTTTATCCTTAGCTTTTCTAGCATCAGATTTAGCTTGTTCTTTTGGAGTTTTAGGTTTTGTGCCTTTAGGATTAAATGGAGTAAGATATTTATTTATAATTTTATCTATATCTTGCATTCTATCATCTAAAGTATTAGCTACAGCAACAAAATTATTACCAAATAATTCAGCATATTTAGGTAAATTATCTGTTACTCCTTTCCAAGTACGCATTACAATTGCAGGCGCTAAACTTCTATCTTTTCCACCTGATTTTTCATATCTATCTTGGTTTTGACTTAATGAACGTTCTAAATCAGTATAAACATAAAGCATAAATACTTCATACCCAGCTTCTTCTAATTCATTTTTTAATTTAACTGTTGAATTATATGAAGCTCCAGTTCCATCTAATATAAATGATTCTTTTCCTTCTATAGTAGCTTCTACATCTCCTTTAAATTGTTTATTAGCTGCCGCCATTTGTTTAGCTTGCTCACTTCTTTCTTCAGGAGTTGCATTCTTTAAATCTAATGTTACATTGGCTTTTTTTAATAAAGGGACATAAATATCATCTACGTTTAGTATTTTTATACCACCTAAATCTAAACCTCTTAAAATGTAACCTTTACCAGCTCCCGGGGCTCCAGCTAATATTATTGCTTTTGGTTGATCAACTGCTTCTTTTAGAATATTAATTAAGCTTATCATAATGTAATTTTATTATAAATATTACAATTTTCTTTTAGCTGTAGTTTTAAATTCAGTAAATACAGGTTTATGTTTAGGAAATTCTAAATCAAATAATCTTTTTACAGTTTTAAATATATCAATATTTTCTTCTTGTGTGCGTTTTGATTCATACATTTCCCATCCTTTACCTTGAATAGCACCTTCTTTAGGCCCTCTTTTAGATGATTTTAACCATAATATGCCATAACGATCCGCTTTTTTACCAAAACATTCTTCATAACATTTACCATAAATAGATGTTTGTAAATCATAAGTAGTTTGTAAATGATTAGATGTTTTAAAATCTATAATCCATAATTCACCATTAATTTCACATACCATATCACAAGTACCTGCTACTCTAATTTCATCTGAAAATAAATGTACTTCAGTTTCAATTAATGTTGGGTTATAAGTCTCCCAAAAATCAACAAAACGTAAAAACATTTGCCATACTAAGGGATTATACATTGGAATTCCATTTTGTAAAAAATTTAATTCTTTACCATTAAGATAATCCTCACACATTTCGTGTACTTGAGTTCCTTCTTCACTTGCTTTTTTAACAATCCAATCTGCAGAGTATCCTACCTTTTTTAACCAATCTTGAAAGTGTTTTCCTTTTGGATAACAACTTAAAACATAAGTTATTGATGGGTAATACTCACCATTCCTTTGATAATACCTAGAGTCAGGTAAAGTAATTTGTTTAGCATCTTCACTAATTTCTAAAATCCTGTTGTAGGATTTTTTGATTGTTTTCTTGCTCATATAAGTTGTAATTTCTTTTCCATTAAATCATATTGTGTTAATGGAATGGTATTTTGGATTAATTGAGTAAAATCGGTAAATCCCATTTCACTAGGGTCTTTCCCCTGAAGTTCTACCATGTAAACTTCCTTACCTTCATTTATAAATTCTTCTGCATATTTGGTTGCTTTTTTAATTGCATCAGAATCTAGTGCTATATATATTTTTTTAACTGTTGATGTCACTATCTTTTTCATTAAAGAACCCTGTATGTTACTACCTAATAAAGGTATAGCATTTCGTTTAATAGCTATAGCATCAAATGGACCTTCACATAAAATTAAAGGTAAATCCCAATTAATGAATAATTCAAAAGGAATAATATTACGTGATGATTCAGGATTTTTATATTTTCTATATGGATCTTTTTCAAATGATCTACCTGTAAAGTAGTTTAATTTACCATTATTATCATAAGAGGGAATAATAATCATATTACTATAATTCCCATATTCACAATATCCTAAATTATATTTTAACACATCATCTATAGTAATTCCTCTATTTTTTAAATAATTCCATGCTTTTTTACCTGTTAAATCTGTAGAATTATTACTAATAGGTTTAAATTCATTAGGTAGTTTTACTTCTATTTTATTTTCTACTGTTTGGTATTCTTTTTCTTCAGCTACTAATTTATACAATTCAGCAAATTTATCAGATGATGCTTTTAACTGTTTAAATAATGTAGATATTCTTGTACCTTTTTTACCACAAACCCAACAATGCCATGGATTATATCCTTTTTTATTTTCAGAAAAATTAACTTCTAATTTTGGCTTTGAATGGTGGCAGAAAGGGCAACAATAAGCTTGATTGCCTCTTGCAGTTCTTTTTCCAGTACCAAGTACAGAATTTACCAAATTAACTAATAGTTCATTTATCATAACGGTAATATACGAAAAATATTTTGCTAATCAAAGTCTTTCCTAAAAAACTTACCTAAAATGTTGTCATTAATGTGAGAACTATACTTATTTTCTAATATTCCTTTTTCAAATAAGTATTTAGTTTCATAATATGTAAGTAATTTTTTAGTAGGAACATATTGTAGTATGCGTTTTTCCCAATTTTTACCAGAATTATCTTTTTTGGATAATGTAAGTATTTCTTTTTGGGATCCAAAATAATCTTTCCAATCTGATTCAGTAATTACTTTTTGTTTTGTGGGAGTACGTCCTCTAAGACCTTGTTTGGATCTTTCTTCTTGTAGAATTTTTAATGCTTTTTTTCCTAATCTTTTATTTCGTTCAAAATAAAGCACTTTTTTACCAATGTATCTTACGTCTGTTGGTTTATATATTACTTCATATATAAATCCGTAAGTACCTTCTGGCATATCCTTTATTGATGTTATAACCCTTCCCTGGTGTGTCCAGGTTGCGGTTGTGGGCATGTTTACCATGTATCAAAATTAACTACGAATGTTGTATCCACATATAATGAAATAGGTATTGGTTGTGATAACTTACCTACTGCTACTAATTGATAGCTTTCATTATAAAGTCCTATGGTAGTTACATAGGGGCTAAAATATGATCCTGTTGCAAAATCATAATATGTTTCATTTGTATTTTCTGTTCCTAAATTTGTAACATCTGCTAATGTTAGTTCAAAACCAATTATTCCTACTCCACCTGTTGATGATAAATTAATACCATATTTGTCATTTGGGGAATATCCTTTACCTACATTTACTACTGTTATATCTGATACAGTTCCATCAGATGCTATTGTTACATTTACAGAACCCCCACTTCCCTCAAAACCACTACTATTAATTAAAGGAAGTTCATATACCCCAACTGAACCTCCATCATTGAAACTTGATACAACTATTGATCCTGATAATTGGTTAGGTGTTCTATTTAATTCCCCTAAAGGTCTTAATGCTGATGGGTTGGTAGTATATGAATATTCATTGTCTCTTACAACACATTTATATTGATTTTCTCTAATTTGTATTGAAGATGAGAATTGTATTGATGATGAATATACATTGTTATTAAAACCAGTATTACCACTAAGCCCCATTCTTTTTGGAAAGTCTTGCAAAGAACCACTATCTGGTCCTGTAAATACTGCTATACCTTGTGAATAAAATATATCACCTACTTTTTCTTGTAATGTTGGGTCGGATACCCCTAGTCTAGCTTCTCCACTATTATAAGTAACCATTAGATTACCTTCACCATCATCTGTGACTAAACTTCTTGTTTGGTTTTGTGATGATGTATATTCAAATTGAAAGCAAGTGGGTGGAATTTGTTCACCAAATAACTTTGAAGGAATTGAAATGACAGATGGTCCTACAGTGTTAAATTGAGAATTAAATTGTGAAAAATATCTAGATTGAGTTAATGATGTTTGTAAGTAATTTTCATATCTTGGACCTGTTATAATTCCAACTTGTTGATCATAAGCCTCAGAAGCACCAGGAAATAAACTTGATGTTGAAACTTCATCTCCAGTTGATGATGTTAAATAATTACTATAATATAACTGTTTTACACTATTAAATACTAATACACCATCTGTTATACTAGTAAACCCTGTTGAGTAAGAACCTGATTTGTAAGGACCTTGTACTGTTTGATAGTATTCTATCCCAACATCAGATGCTGTTACTTCATAGCCACTATATGCAAATCTTTTATTAGCATTAAATGGAGCTACAACTACTTGATTTGTATTAAATTGTTTAAATACAGCCATTCCATTTTAAAAATCTAATTTAACTCTTACAAGAAGTTCTTTTGTAAAGTCTTTTTCTAATGGTCTTGATAATTTAGCTACAGCTAATAATTCTTGTGCATCATTATATAATCCAACTGTTGTAATATATGTTGTTGGGTTATCAATAAATGAATCAAATACTATAGCACCAGTTGATGATGATATAAATGATGGGTTTGAGGAATAATTATATTCACTATTTCTTGCTCTACAAAAATAAAAATCAGATGATAAATCTTCTTTAGAATTAAGAGTAAATCCTTTAGTATCATTATTTTGATTACCAGCTCTTCTCAAAGCATCAATTACTCTAAATGGATTATTACCTAATGTATCAAATGAACGACTTGTTGCTAATTCTAAACCTCCATCAGCTTTTAAACCATCTAAAGCTTCTCCATTTAATAATAATAAATCTACATCTGGTAATACCCAACCATAAGATCCTGAATTTTCAGTCCACCCACTGGTATTAACTGTTTGATTAACAACTCCTGCTGAACCTGATACTATATTATATACTCTACCAGCATCTGTAAATGTTACTGTTGTTGAAGCTTTACTATCATCTGTTAGAGTTAATTCATTAGCAACTTGTGTACCTGATATATTCATTGTCCAAGTACCAGGTAATATAGATTGTTTATATCTTGCTCTTTCTATAGGTAAAGCATAAAAATATGATGATGATTGATTACCAAATATAAATGAAGCATTTTCATCACCTAATACTAAATTTCTATATTGACCATAATTGGTTCTTGTAGGAGTTGATCCTGTTACTAAGTTATTTAAAAATTCACTTCCACTTCCAACTGAATCACAATAAGCTACATCAAACTGAACTTCAGCACTTACTTCTGTAGAGGCTGTTTGATAAACTGTTATATAATATTGAGATGCATTACTGGATGCTTGAACTGAGCTTGAGTAAAAAGATTTTAAAGTGGGATTATTACCACTCCACATTGCTGCTGTTACAGCATCTGTAGTAAGTACTTTATCATCTGATGTTAAAGTAACATATGCTCCTTTTACTGTTTGTGTTGATGTATCTGCCATAATTTATTATTTATTAAGATGTAAAAGTTGTTCTTGTTACTAATACTGGAATTTGAACTCTTGCTCCACTATCTAATCCAACAACAATTAAAGTAGCATATAATGTAGTACCAGTACCAAATATTACATTATTTCCCGTTGGGGTTAATGTACAAGAAGTACCTATTACTGTTAATGAAGTAGAAGTACCATTTGTTATAGTTTGGTTATTATTTTGAACAGCTAAACTATCTGCTGCTTTAGTAGCAATTCCTGTACCTACAAATCCATTATTTGTTACAATTCTTGCATCTGAAAGAGTAAATGAATATCCTGATGGTTCTGTTTGTGTCCCACTTAAATAATTTAAAGTATTTGGGGAAATGGTAATTGGTGATAATTGTGCTTCTTTAATTGATGGAGGAACACCTGCTATGATAGGCATTACTTGAGTTCCTCTATTTAAAGTTACCAATTTATACTTCATCATTTGATTTTCATCCGGAAATGCTTCTAATAAAGGCATATTTTCAATTGCCTCTCCATAATAAGCTGATCCTGATGGGTGATTTGGATTATATAATGTATAATCCACTTCATCATCTGATAATGCAAATTGTGTAATATTGAAAGATCCGTCACCGGCTGCTAATAATTCTCTTCCTTTTTTGGTCAAAATAGCATCTACGGTTATGACTTGATTATTTAAATATCCCATGTTATAATATTTTTATTTATAAATATACGTTTTTTTTGTTTTTACTCCAAGTTATGATTTATTTTCTGCTTTACCTGGAAATGCATTTTTAGCTCTTAAATCATTAATAATATTTAAAGCATTATCCTTTTGAATTGTAGTTAAATCATCTGGTATTAAAAATCCAGGTCCAGATGGGGTAAATGCCCCCTCTGAGCCAGAAGGTGGACTTATATTATAACCCATAACTGATGTTTCATCTTCTAATTGTCTTCGAATTGTAAATTTAGTAACATGATAATCAGTAAGTCCTGCAAGAACTTCTAATGGATTTCTGTCTGTTTTAAGAAATGTAGGATATCTTACAGCATATGTTCCTGCACTATAACATTGAAATGTAATTGGGTCATTACAAGCATTTATAGTACAAATCTCAAAATTATTATCAGATCCCGTATTTGATTGTAAAGTACTAACACCCCCAACAACTACAATATGGTTTTTCATATTACATACTTGTATTTCTACTGTAATTGCTTGTGATACTCCTAAACCACCTCCTGGGGTGTTTAAGGTATTTGCCGCAAATGTGTATGTTTGACCAACTGCATAATTGGGATTTGAAGCAGCAAATGTCGAAACACCTCCATAATTAATATAAGCTTCAGTAATAGTACTACCATCTGAAACAAATCTTACTGTAGCCCCTCCAGTTCCTATGGGTTTTTCAAATCCAATTGCATTAGTAGCTGATATATTTTGGGATGCAATTGAATTTCCACTTGTATTATACAAAGTACCAACTTCTCCAAATGTTGAACTAGCATTACTACCTCCATCATTCCCAGTCATTAACTGTGCTAATTCCATAGAAGCTGAGTAGTAATAATCTTGAACATCCATTACTGTAAAATCTTCAATAAATCCTCTTTCTTCAACTCTAACTAAACTTTCTCCATCACTATCTTCACCTGTTTGAATTGTACCTTCAGCTCTAATAACATCTCCTCTTTGTATTAAATAAGGTGTACCAGTATCTTCATACCCGGGCATTAAAGAACCTGATGGAGTAAAGTTATAATAACTTTGTGCATCCCTTTTATTTGCTTTTGCTACCCAAGCAGGGAATTTACTTCCATTATTATTAGCAAATCTAACTAAGTAGGGGTTAGAATAACATTGGGCTTCAGGTGCTGACCACCCTCCAGATACTGCGCAATTAAATGTGTGGAAATTTGCTAATTGAGGTCCATATATTTCTAAATAAGTTTCATTTAATCCCCCCCTACTAATATATCCACCTTGAGTTCTAGCATAGTCAAGCCTACTAGATCGGCTACCACTTAATAAAAATCCTGCACTTGTTACTGAAGGGTTTCCGGGTTGAGCATAATCTTTTATTGTATTTAATTGAGCTTTTAATTGAATATATGGATTTCCTGGTGATGCAGCTGGTGGCACATTACCTGATCCTGTAGCTTGAGATTGGTAATTATATGACCATGATACTGCAAGATCTAATCTACTTGCTGCATTTCCATTTATAATTTTAAATTTAGTAGAACCACCACCTATATCTATACTACTTCCTAATCCTACTTTTGGTGTTAAATTGTTATAGTTTATAATAGATTGTGAATTATTTATAATATTTTTATATAAAAATTGTTGTTGGTCATAACTAATCCCCATTTTTCTACCAGGTTCAAATACAGATGACATTAATTTTTTATTAAAGTTAGTACCATCTATCCCTATACTATCAGGTATATAATTTTTTGATGCTATACTTTCTGTTGGAATAAAAATAACAGAATCAATATTATATTCATATGAATCCCAATAATTATATTGTTCAAATGAATCTTGGAAATGAGCTATGTAAGCAGGATTTTTATTAATTACTGCTGTTTTTCCATAAGAATTATCTCCTTCCCAAGAATCTAAACCTGTTACTGCGGATTTTGAAACTCCATTTATAAACTTTTGAGCTACTGTAGATTGATAAGGTAATCTTTGTCTTTTATTAAATGGTTGAACTGGTAAAGAATCTACTATACCTATAGTACCTGATGGAGTGAAATTATTGTAATCTAAACTTGTTATTCTAGATCCATTATATCTAGGATTTATACTTGCTAGTTGTGTATAATTACTATCTGGTACATCAGCAAACATTGACTCACTAGTATTATTTAATGAGTAAGTAACAACATTTTGAAAGTTTTCAGGTTGATATTGTTCATCATTATATGATAATAATAACCTAGTACTACTACTTCTATTTAAATTAACATTATTGTTTAATGGGCTGTAATCAGAATTATCAAATATAATACTTTGTGTATTTTGAATTTGCCATTGATCTTGCTGTAATGGGTTTAAGTAAATATCTGCATAAACATCATCCCACCAAGAATCACCTGCATAATTAGGTGAAATATTAAAATCAGTAATAATTCCTCCAAATCCAGGGGATACTGATACTCTTGCTGCTAATGTTTCTGGGCCATTTGGTATAAATGCTGTTTGGAATGAAGCAGAATAAATTCCATATGTTGTATTTGGAGCTCCTAATGTAAATAAATTATATATTCCTGTTGAATCTTTTGTTGAAAGACCTATTACACCACCTCCACTATAATTTGAAACTTCAAATGATATATTATATTTTCTACCATTTAATAAATTTGAAGGTTGACCAGCTAGAAATATATAATAACTATTAGCTGTATTTGTAACTGTAAAACCATTAGCAGTTATACTACTAAATTGATTCAAAGAAGAATCTGTTACTTGCATATCAACATCACTAGTAACCCCAGTCATTGTGTTTGCTGGAATTTGGAGTGTTGTTCCTACAGTTATATAAGGAGGTGGTGTATTTGTAATCGTAAGTTCGCATACATATGAATTCCCAATTAGGCTACAGATTTTAACTGTAGCTAATATAGTTCCTGTAACTGTTCCAGATGTAATTGTAATAGGAACATTAGTAAATGTTGTTGGAAACGTAAATCCTGCTGCTGTTGTTACACCAGTACTTAATGCACCTGGAAATAAAGATGTTACCAAACTTACACCTTGTTTTAATCTTGGATTTATTTGAGTAGTTCCACTTGTAAAATCAACTACTGGTAAGTTAACTGCTCTATCATTTGCTATACTGTCTTTATTTACTCTTAAGTAAGGATTATATTGAGTATTATAAAATTGACCCACATTAAGTGTACTACCACTAAATTCTCCATCATAAAATTCTTCTTGATTATCTATAACTTCACCTAATAATCCTACTTGTGTTTGATTATATTCAATATAAGCTTGATCTGATGGATCAGCTGATGATGAAATGTCTCCTAATGGAAGAAGTGTTATTGGATTATTTGGTGTTTCATAATCATGTGTTTTAACAACATAATTTTGTAAAAATAATGATGATAGATTAGATGGGTTATAAGCATAAAATGCTATAGTTTCATCTGGTGTAATATCTAAAGGAGATGTTATTACTGTAGATCCATTAAAAGCATTAGAAAATTCATGATTAAATATTTCACCTCTTAATGATGAAGAAATCATAACATTAACCGGTGTTATCACATTAGTATCTAACCATATTGAAAATCCTGTTTTAATAGGTTTTAAAGTTTTAAAATATGGAGTTACTACAGGATTTGCTGAGTTGTATTCTGTAGGGAATGAATTATTTATTTCACCATAAATGTTACCATTAGGTGAAGTTGCTGTACCCATATCATTTATAGATGGAGTAGTATGCAATGATCTAGCTTCTAAAGGTTGAACAGTTGCATTTCCACCATTTCTAGTAAACCCATAGTAACCTAATTGGGAACCTGTTATATTATATTTATTTAAACTACCCCCTGTACTACCTGTTATTTCATGTAATTCAATACTACCTGTTAGTTCTAAATTTTGTGTTGTTAGAGGTATATTTGTTATCCCATAAGATTGCGTAGTATATGAATCAACTTGTGGTTCTCGATACCTATTGCGCTCTAACATATTTTGATGTATTACAATACCTGTAGACACACTAGTACGAGCTGGTACATAGTTTTTGATCGCTTTAAATAGTGAATCATCAAAATATTTAATTAATCTTAAATAATCGTACACATTACTACCTTCATATTTTTGAAAATATTCTTTTGCTATATCTCTTAACTCAGGGTAGTAACTATCTGATGATGATCTAAATCTTGGATCTGCTAATACTTCTTGTATTGCACCATATCCTAAAGACTGTATTATATCATCATTTATTTCATCTTGGGGTGAAAAAGCAACTTCTAATTGATTTAAATTTTCAGTATAACTTTGACTAATAAATGGATCTTTTTCAATACTAACTTGCCCTGATAATACTGTTCCAAAATTTAAATCTTTAGTATTTTGTATTTTATTTGTAATTCTATTTCTAAATCCTACTGCTGGTTGATCTAAAAAGTAAGTTTCTGTATTTGTATTACTATATGTTCTTGTTACTGTATTTGCTTCATAAACTATTTTATAATCTGATGAAGTTATATTTGTAGCAGGATCTACAAATGATCCTGTTATTAATAAATCAGACGATGCTGTAACTGCAGGATGTAGTGAAGGAATTACTTCATTATGCTTTATAAGAAGAGAAGAAGTAAATAAACTTTCTAATTCATTTCCTAAAGGTGCTCTAAAATTTACTATATCAAATGAACTTTCATTTCCTACTGATGCATTACCTTCAATTGACTCAGGATTCATTACAAAATCATTAAATACAGATTCACTTATATCATGTGAATAGTATCTAAATTCTTGAAATGATCCAGAAAATGCTTGACCAGCTAAATTTGTTGTTAATCCTCCTACTTCTGTTCCATTTATTCTACCCCCAATATAAACCCCATCATTAGCATTTGTACCAAATTTATTCCAAGCATAATTTAAAGATCCAGATATTTGGGCACCATATAAAGCTGTTCCATATAATCCTGTTCCATATAATCCACCCCCACTAACATCAAAAGAATCTAAACTAGCTGATCCTTCAAATCCTAAACTATTTCCATCCCACCCATTATATATTTTATTTTTAACATATAAAGTATATGTTACTCTATTTGAATTGTTAGTATAAGCTACGTGTTCATTTCTTTGTAAGATAACAGACCACCAATCTTTATTGTAAAATGGTAAGTAAATTGGATCTGAAATAGCATTACCTCCATCCGCAGCTGCTCCTGATATATAAAATTGCATTTCTGCCCAATCTCTATAATCACTATTTGATGAACCTGAATATGAGCCTGATGTAGATCCTGTATAATTAAGTGTTATCCCCCAATCAAATTCTTTATCATCTAACCCATTTGATTTTTTTGCTGCTATGGTTTGTTTATCAAAACTTCCAGCAAATGAAGATGATGGGTAACCTGTTGTTTTAAACCTAAGAGCTACACCATCAGGAACTACATAAGCTCCTGCATCTGCTATTCTATTTCTTTCTAAAGGCATCCATGGAACTATAGCTGATGCACTTGCTCTATATGAATTAGCTACTGGGGAGTAAGCATAACTATATCTTTCATACCATAAATCATAATCATCTGTTTGGTCTTTATTTTTACCTCCAAATTCATTTATTCTTAAAATAGTATTTGGAATACCCCAAATATTAATTAATTGTCTTAACCCAGCTACTGTACCTTTTTTCTTTACAAGATAAGACATATTATGGTAAAGACGTTTAAATATTTCTTTACTTACATCATCTATTGGATATGGAAACCCTTTTGTTATTAATTGTTCAACATAATCTGCCCATGAATAATTAGGATCCCAATAATTAACTATTTCACCATTATTAATAGCTATATAATGGTTTATTAATTCACTTCCTGTTGGTGGAACATAAACCCCATCATCATTACCTGCTAACCCTATAAAGTTATCTTGATTATTATAATTATTACCAAATCCTGTATACCCTAAAGATGTAATTACATCATCTGCTAATGATAAAGGAACACCTTCATCTAAAACATTAGTAGTATTTAATTTATTTGTTATAGTTTTTGTATACAGCCAAAGTTCATCAAATGATTGACCAACCATATTTACAAAATCTACATAATTATCATTATTATTTTGCTCTGTTATAAATGTAGGAATAGTATAATATAAATAATTTTGATTATTATTATCATATAATGAAGCTGATAATAAAACCCCTCCATAATATTGACTATTTTCTACATCACTACCTAGCCATTCTAATACTTCAGTACTTCCTGTGTTTAATAAGGGAAATGGAAAATCATTACTTATTGCTAAATCTTTTGGATAAGAATCAGAGGCTGTATTATAGTACAAATAATAATCCCAACCATCAAAAGATCTTATTTCTTCTTCAATTTTAGTGTATAAACCTGCTATACTTTGTGAAATTTGAGGTGTTGGGTTCGATCCTGTTATAGGATTAATAGCAGCAATATCATTTTCATATGACTGTATTCTAGATACTTTTGTATAAAAGTTTTTAGTTCTTTCTTTTGCTGATGAAAAATTAACGAATTGGTCAAATGATGAAGTTGAGTAATTAGGAGTTAATTTTATACCTTTTTGATCTAAAATACTTAAAAATTGATCTTTAGATCCGCTAGATTCAGTATTTAATAATTCATTTTTATTTTTATAAGTTGTTGAGTTATTTACAAAATCTTTAATGTCTAAATTTATATTAGGACCTTTTAAAGCAATTGTATCACTTATTACACTTAAATCTTCAACAAAATCTACTTCATATACTTGAGTTTCTGCTGTTTTTGTAACAACATATAACTCATTTAATACTTGATATCTAGATGGAAGTGGATCAAATAACTTAATTAGAATTGAAGGTTCACCTGGTGTTTTATCAGCTTCAGTATTTGCTGTGTTTGTATTTAAACCAGCATCATATTGACTATTAACACCAATATGGTATTCATTTTCACCAAATGTTATATAAAATTCATCGAAATATTTAGGAGTATTAAGAGTATTTTCAAATGAAATATATGAAGACTTCATTTGAGTTGGGGTAATATAATTAGATTTTATTCTAATTTCTGTTCTATCTCCTGATATTTCTGATATGAAATATTTATTATCTATAGATGAACTTAGTTGATTATTTATAAAATTATAAACCCCATATAACACTCCATTACTATAACCAGCATTATATATATCTTCTTCAGGGTTTATATTTACTACGTCTGTAGTAGAATTACCTACAACTGGGTTAGCTAATTGCTCCGTATTTGCCCCTACAGGATTAGCATCAGGTGTAGTATTTTGAGTTATTTGATAATCTAAAAAGTTATAATCTGAATATTGGATACTTTTTTGAGAATCATAAACATAAAATTCAATTTGATTTATCCCAGGAGTAAAAGACCCTGAATAGTCTTCATTAGGTATTAAAGAACTATTTTCTAACTCAAACCCATCATTAAATAATAATGAAGGATTAATTTGTTGCATAGAAGAAGATACTGGTATTTCTGTCATCTTTTGTTATTTTACTTTATGATTATGTTCCTGATTCAACTTCTCTTGCATCTTCAATTGCTCTATCAATTTCTTGTTTTGCACCTAATATACTTGCCATATCCACCTGGAGTTGTAAGTTTGTTTCTCTTAATTCTGCTATTTCATCTAATAAAGCCTGGATTTCTTCCTGATTTGCTTTATAATCTATATAATCACTACTTTCTTTAATTAAATATTCATGTGAATTTATTTCTCCATATTTAGGAATAATAAAAAACAAATTGTTGTATATGTTAAAAAAATCTTCTACGGAAGCCAAGTTAGGATCAAAAAAACTTAAATCTTGCTCAGCTACACCTAATTCTTTAAATTCTGTATCAAATGTAGATCTAAATGACTCTCTATTATATCCCGTTCTAATTAAAGTTACTTCTGTATTTTCATCTGTAGATTTATTTAATTGAGTATCATCTAAAGGTGCATTAGGGAGTGCATTAGAATTAGGTGCGTTATTATTTGTTGAATTATCGTATTGCATTACCCATTTATTACTTTAAACATTATATCTTCATCGAATATTTTTGTAGAACCATCTATTGTTGTTTTAATAAGAATAGTATAATATCTTTCAGGTTCTAAACCATTCATATATACATCAAAATAATTTGATGTTGAATCTGCACTTATTTTAGTATATTTTTCATCAAAATTAATAATAACCTCATTAGTATCTGTGTCTTTTATAGAATAATATGATGTTTGGGGTGGTAAATAAAAATTTGTTGTATATAATGATGCCGTTTGGAATACTACATCTGGGTATTTTGGTATTCCTGCTAACCTAAATCTAGCAATACTTCCAGAGTAATAAGTTCCGGCATTATTATAAACAGATACAAATGCTTCTGCTTGTTTTAATATTGTGTTATCTGATGAACCTGTATTAAAATTATAATCATCCCACTTTATCTCTAACATAGGGGGATATATAGTATTTGTATCTATTGAAAAATATCTAAATGTTGCTTGTGTATTAACATTATTTAAAAATTCTTGACTACCTGTTTGTTTTACAATAAATCCATCATTCTTTTGTCCTGTTGTAGAATCTTGCTCATATAGGTATTGTTGATTAATTGATCTTTGAATATCAATATCAATATCAATACTATTACCATATGAAAACAATTGTTTAAATTTATAATCTACACCTGATGGATCAGCATAATACCAATTTCCTCCACCTTCCATACTTGATGAAAATGATGCAGTTGCATAAGGAGTACCTACTGGAAATGGTTGTGTTTGCCATTCTGTTGATCCTGAGTAGTCAGAAAAAATCCAACTACAACCATTTACTGTTTTTGGTTCATCATAAAATCTTCCTGTTCCCATATCCCAACTAGATGATATAGGAAATACTTCTATTGTACTGTTTTGACTTAATCCACTAACAACTGCTGCTGACATTTTTAATGATGCCCCATAATCTAAATCTGGGTATTTTAGTCCTACTGTAGTATCTGTTTGAAGTGAATTTACTCCTAATTTTCCAGAAGATATTTTTAATAATTCTCCCTTTTGGTAAAATGATCCTGTGTTAGTAATTGTGGCACTTGTAATTTCTCCAGAACCATCAACTATCACGGTAGCTAAAGCATTTTTAGCTTTACTGCTTATTCCATTTATTACAACATTATTATATGTTCCAGGTGTTCCTGAAAGTGGTACTCCACCATTTGTACTAAAAATTGGCAATATTGTACCATTAATAAATGATGTTCCACTCCCTACAAGATTATCTATAGTATCAACTACTTCTGTGGTTGAAAATTGGATTAATGATCTATTTGTTTGACCATGACCTTCTTTAACTTGAGTAGACATATCTAAAATCTCATCAAGCCCAGTATTTTGTGATGGAAACTGAGAGTAAAGGGAAGCGTCTTTTGTTGGGAAAATTTTATATATTGCCATAATTCTTTTTTATATTGGTACTACTCTACCTCTAATATCTTCTGTTGGATTCTTAACTTCAAAAACCATTGGATCTATTGATGGGTATAATACACTGTCTATAGTAGATCCATTAACGTCATATGAAAATTTACTATAACCTAAACTTTCTCCTGCTAGGTTTACAATTTCTATATTATTTACTGTTTGCACTCCTTCTACCTTATCTAAAAGAATTGAAATATCTTTCATCATAATAGGCTCATTAATTTGCCATTTATCTATTTCGAAAAATGTGGTTAATGAATTTATACATTTAGTTATAGTTTCTGCATTATTATAATTAGGTCTAACTATTATTTCAAAATTTACCCCTATATTAATAATATAAGCATCTTTTATGTTAATAGAATCATTTATCATTCTATACTCTGATAGATATGTTTGTAAATTTCTTTTTAAGATGTCAGATGCTGTTCTTAATTTTTTATTTATATCATAAGTTAAAATATATAAATCTAAAACAGATGGTAAAGTACCAGCTTCATACTCACCTACTTTACAAGGTTGAACATGAGCTTTAGCAACTACTCCTAAATTAGAAGGCATTGATAAAGATCGAACTAAATAATCTTGTGGAGTAACAGTTCTTAATTGGTTTTGGAAATTACCTAGTGAATTTTGTCTTATTTCTTCTATAGTATCTCCATCCATCCCACCATCTGCTGCCTTAACATTATTAGAAGCTATAGATTTGAAGATTTGATTTGCTAATGTTGTATCTGATAAATCTGGGTTGATAAATTTTATATTTGTATCATCTACTGCCGTTAATACTCCCGCTTCTACATTTGCTGATGCCCCTCCCCCAACTAAATACCTTACAGTTAAAGTTGTATTATAAGGAGCAATACCATAAGTGTTAGTATAAACAAAATTTAAAGGAGAAAATGCTGTTGTTAATTTAGTTTTTTCAAAAGGTAATCCTAAACCAACATTATCTGGATTTGGAACTATTTCTTCATCTATATTTCTAGTGCTACCAGCCCCAAATTGAAGTTGTAATGTATTTTCATTTAAAAATCTTGTAACAAATCTTCTTTGTACTGATTTTAATTCTAATAAATAAGGTACTTCTGTATCTATTGAGTAGTTAGGATCGTTTGTGTTTGTGTTTCTAATTGAATTAAATACGTTTTCTTGCGCTAAATTAGGAACTTCATACCAGACATTGCCATTACTATCAATTACATCTAATACACCTATAATATTCCCAGCCTTAAGATCTCTAGTATCGAATTTTTTAGAAGCGTTAAATACAAAATTTTGTGACTTAACAGTAGCAGATATTGCTTTTCTTTTCTTTTTTAATAAAAAATAGGTAGGATTGACTCCTGATATTTGATATATTGATTCTTCAGTTAAATCTAATGAACTTGATGATTGGAAATCTACTGCATCTTCTATTATAAAATTCATTGAAGAATCTACATTTGAAGAGATTTGTGTATTTTCTGGAATTACTACAGCATAATCATAATCAGGTACATAAACACTTGCACTTAATTTTGAAGGTACTTGTTGGTAAAAGTCTAATTCTACAGATGCTACAGTTGTTACTTTAGGGACATACCCCATAGAGTAAGCTAAAGAATATAAATTTGTAGTTTGTCTTGCTTTTTGTATAAAAGTTTCTTGGATTTGGTTATCTAAATAAAAAGATAACACATCCCCCACATATGCAGACATTTCCATAAATAACATTCCAGTTGATGTTTCTGAAAAATCATTATAAGTATTTGGGAAATATGTTTTAGAATATTGTATTAAATTTTCCCTTAGAGTACTAAAATCTCTATTTATATATCGTATGTCTCTATTTAATTTACTCATTATTGTAGTAATATATTAATTTCATCATCTACCCCAAAATTTACAATTTGGTATACTAATGTAAAATTAACTGTGTTTTCATCTGGTAGATTGTTAAATTTTATTTCTTTAATCATTACATTAGGGAAATAAAGTGCTATATCATCTTGGATTGTATTTTTTAAATCATCATTTGATATATCTTGCATATTTTCAAATAATAAATTTCTTAAATCAGCTCCAAAACTTGGCTTAAATACTCTTTCTCCTTTATTGGTTAACAAATAATTAACCATATTAGCTTTAATTTGATCTCTAGTATAATATGTAGGCACAAAAACAGCATCCCCATTTAAAGGGAAACCAAAACCAATAGCTCTACTAGGTTGTAGATCTATAGGCCATTTATTTTGTATTATTCTTGCCATTATTTATTATTCATTAATCCCATTATTTGAGACATATCTACTTCTCCTGCTGGTAATGTTCCATTAGCTACATCCATTCCTGCTTGAGGTTGGAATGATTGGACATTACTACTATTTAAAGCCATATTTGTATCCCCTAATATATTCTTGTATGCTGTTCTTTTATCCTCAGCTGACATTACAGGTTGCGGTGGAGTTGGTGGGGTATAATTTTCAACTACAGGTGCAACTGGTACTTGTGATATAACTTTTGGAGTTTTAACAGCTTCCAGTAAAATTTCCTTCAATTCTTCTTGAATCGCTTCCTTTACTGCTTCTTTAATAATTGTTTTTAATGCTGATGTCTTCATTTTATTTATAAATATTAGTTATTTTAATTTTTTACAGTTGGGTATTTGAAGATGTGTCATTATTTAATATAACTGTATTATTTCCTGCACTTCCCCCACTACCTACTCCCCCAACAGTACCTCCAATACTAACTGCTGATACTGCAAAATTAGCTTGATTACCTGTATCTTGGAAATTATTAATTATAGCTAATGTATAATTCCATATGCCTGTTTCTGCTAATATAGTAATTGGTGCTGTTATAGATTGATTTCTTTGAGCAAATGATTCTCTACTTAATTGAGAATTCATAGGTTTATTTCCTTTTTGAAAAGTAATTAAACTATTAGTAAAACTATCCTGATCAGTTCCACCTAAAGTATTCATAGTTATTACTACTGGTTCGTTTATTGATATAGTTCCTTGAACTTGATTTCCAGTATTTCTGTCTAAGGGTTGAACTACAACTGGTCCATTTACTACCCAACCTGGGGGAAGTGGATCTGAACCTACTCCTACAGCAGTTTGACTACCATCGCTGTTACCAGCTCCCGCAATTTCAATATTTGCTGGGTTATCTATTTCTTGAATTACTGCTCTACCCATAACCCCTAACATATAAAGATCAATAGCATATTTCATTTCTTCAAATAAAACTTGAGTTGATGAACTATATGAATATCTTCCTTGTGGTTCATTTTTAGGAGCATTATATATTGTTACTACTGCTAATATTTGTGTTGATGTATTAGAACCACCATCAATTCCACCTCTTCTTTTGTATATAAAATTTGGATCTTTTGCAAAATCTCTAGTTGCAGAAATTCTTCTTGATGGAAATGAAAATTCATTATCTGGGTTTGATTCTAATGTTAATCTAAATCCATTATAATATACACCTGGTGAGGCATTAGCTTGTAAAGCTGCAGCAAGCGCAGCGTCAGAAGATACATTAACATCTATTGAGGAATTATCTCCGGAGGCTGCTACAGAATCAATAATAGTTTGAGAAATTGATGTTGCAACTACATCTATTGTAGCTTGTTCTAAAACAGGACATAGTTCTCCAACTGTAGCTGCAGTTTGAACAATTTGAGTTGTTGTTATAACAGGTTGAATTACATTATCTAAAGCATTTAATTTATCTATAATAGAACTTATCATATTAAGAACAGCTCTAGTTAATATTGGGACTGATTTAGTAACTCCCTTCCCCATCGTTAATAATTTATCTAATTGATCTAATGAATCTGATAATATAGTTAATACATTTATAGGCACACCAATACCTCCTATTTGGGGTGGAATAATTGCAGTAGGGACTGGAATTGCTTTTATTACTTGAATTGCTCCCTTAACTGTAGAAATTAAACTATCTAAAGTTGAAGCTGTTGTTGCTAATACTGTTAATGGGGTTTTTATAGTTTGAAGCGCTACTTGTATTTTGTTTTTATTCTCAATAATATTATTAAGATTTGTTAAAGTATTTTCTACTTCTTTTATAGCATTTGCTTTTTGTATTTCAGTTAAGGGAGGAATACTACAAATAGATTCAGGTGTTAAAAGCTGTCCTTCATTATCTATATTTCCCTCTAATAGTTGTTCTAAATTAAAAGGAAGTACAGAAGGATCTATTCCTGCTTTTTCAATAACTTTAACACCTTGTGCTTTTAATTTCTCTTCCATTAAAGAAAGAGCAGTTTCTAGCTTACCAGTATCTTTAGCTACTTTAACTACTTGCTTTATTATTACTCTTTCTAATCCCATTATTTACTTTTACTAATTTTAGATTTATATTGGGCTATTTGACCTATCATTTTTTGAGCTGATTGTTGTACTTGTACTGCTGGTACAGGTATTGAAGCATTTATAGCATATGGAGGTCCTGATCCTATAGGAGTTTGTAAAGCTGCTGTTAATGAAATCATTTTTGTTAATAGATCTTGAAAGTCAGCTAAAAATTTATCACCTAAAATAATAGGTTCAGTAGCATATTTATCTCCTAATAATACTTTATTTGATTTTACTATAGTTTCAGGTGAGTCTATATTAACACTTTCTAAAGAATTTAAATTAATTGTACTAAATGAACTTAATAAAATTGAATCATTTTTAGAATTAAATAATAATCTTCCAGAAGTAAGGATAACTTGCTCCCCTGTAAATTTATCTGTGGAAGTTGGAGGGTTAAAATATGAATTATAACTTTTACTTGCTACTTCAATAGGAATAGCTTGTGTTGAAGTTAAATATATACTAGATTTATCTGTATTGATATCTTCTACTTGTGGTACCCATGGATCTGTATCTTCTTCATGTTGACCATTTTTTAATATTATTATAGGATCTCCATCTGCCCCATCACGAGACCAAGGATTTGGTATTTTTGGATTTAATATTGTTGAACCTAATCTAATAGTATTTCCCCACCTACCTTGAAATATATTATCTCCTTCATAGGGAAGAAGATTTCTAATACTTAATTTTTCTTGAAAAGTATCACCTAAATCAATTTCAGTTCCACCATCCGTTACTCTTCTTACTGCTCCAGCTTCTGTTTGTTCATAATCCTGCTGTTGGGACATAGGTAATGTTATTCCCGTAATAGGATCTGGTATAGCATTATGGTGTACACTATTCCATATATTAATAGGTTGAAAATAATAATATCCTACTTCATTTACATTTTCTTGAACATTACTGTTGGGTAATGACATTAAATATACAATTTCATTTTCTAATGGAACTATAGATTGATTTGGAAATAAAGGTCTTGCAAAATTATCTGATGAAAATTGAGGGGATGCATTTGGTTTATTTAATTTATCAAAAAATATACACCCTATAGAACTCCATTCTCCAAAATCTTTAAAGGCTTGTGCATTTGTTTGATCATCCAACATAACAGCCATAACTCTTCCAGAAAACACCCCGGCAGCACCTGCTCCAGATGATGATTTAGATCCTTGGTTTGCTAAAGATGTTGTTGGTCTAATAGCCATTATTTATCTTTTTTAACTTGTAATTTTTCCATTTCAGCCATTAATTGATCTTTTTCTTCATCTGTTATCCCAAGACCTCCATCTTCACTTTCGGTATTAACTGCTCTTTGTATAATAGTAGCCATTTTGATTAAAGCATCATCATTTTTAACACCGATTTCCATATACTCTTTAATTAAAGGTACAATAAGAGTAGCATCTCCTATTTCTTGTACTAATGGTTTTAATTCAGATATTAATGCTGTTACTTGTTCTGATTTTTTTCGTTGGTTATTATAGATTTCTTCTAAAATGTCAGAAAACTTTTTATCACCAAATATTATTGAGTCTAATTGTCCCATATTTTTTGGTTATAAATATAAAAAAATTATACTTTTGAGGGAGGGTAGTAACCATGTTCTAGATATACTAAATATTTTTCCTTAAATATTTTATATAAAACATTAGCTATTTTAGTAATTTTAGGGGTTTTAACATCAACCATTTCTCTTATGTAGATATATAATGCTTTTTTATTAAATATATCTATATTTTCTCTTTTTCTAAATAATTCTAAAATTGCATCTGCTATCTGAGCATCATTTCCCTTAGGGAAGATAGTATATATTCTATCAGTACAATCTTTAACAAAGTAATCTATAAATATAGATAATTTATCTTCATATTTATAACCTTTCATAGCTAACTCATCATGCTCAGATTCTTTTTCTGTAAAAGCTGAAACTCCTTCTTCCATTTTAGGAGAAGTTATAAATCCTGGTGATAGTTGATCTAAATTTGAATAGTTATTAATGTCATTTATTTGTATATTTTGGATTTTTTTACCATAATTTTTAGTATTATATACAATTAACCAACGTTTTACTATGGTTCCAAAATATGAATAAGCTTTGGCCCCATTATCGGGGTTGAATAAATGAATCTTACTCAATAAAAATACCATAAGTTCATGTTGAAGATCTTCTAAATTATCTACTTCAGTATAGTAAAATTTAAAAGTATGAATTATATTTTGAGTTAGTTTGTAAAAAGGCCAATGAATGTGGTCTTGGTATAAATCACTTCTTTCTTCTTTATCAGTAGATTTATTATATTTTACTATTGCTGCCTCTGTTTCCTTTGTAAAATATACTCTTCCTTTTTTTTGCTTCTTATTTTTTTCTATTATATGATCCATTTAATCTTAAATTTTCTTGATATTAAAATCATTAAGAATTTCTTGGATTTGTTTTATATTTTTAAAGAAGAAACCTACTTCGTCATCACCCTCAAATGAACCCTTAATGTCTATTTTTTTAATTTTTTCATTTGAAACCTCTATTATTCTTGATATATTATCTAAATATTTTAAATATCCTAATAAAATATCTTCTTGTTTTTCATTCTTTCGTAGTAGATTAATAGTCGTAAACCCTAAAGCTACGACTATTATTGAAAGTATTATTATTGTTGTTATCATAAATTATCTAACATGTTTTTAAGTCCTGGACTTGATATTGTACCTAATGCCTTTGACTTGGTGGTTTTGTTATTATTCGACAATGTATAATTTTTCTTGCTAGTATCCACGCTATTTTTAAATTTAGGTAACCATTCCTTTTCAAATTCAACTCTTGCGGCTAACATATCGGCCTGGTGTAATATGAAAGGTAATGAAGTTCTTGGTTTAGTTTCGGGCATGTATGATTTTAGATATTTATCATTTGCGGGATCATACAAACCATCATGTGTTTGAATTGCTACCATTTCATTAAATGTATATTTAACTCCATTATCTTGAAGTAGGAATAATCCTCTGTCTGGTACAGATGAAAATGCAATTTCTTTATTATGCATATAATCTTCACCTAATTTATCTTTTCTCCATTTATCTGTTTGAGGTAAATAAGATTCATGTTTATCATCCCCCATTTTACCTAAATCATGATTAATTGCTGAAAATACCAACTCTTCCTGGGTAAATGTTGTCATATCACATCCAAATCCTTCCCATACAGCAGACATTGATAATGCTGCTTTAACAACTCTATTAACATGGTCTATATAACCTCCTGGAAAAGCGTTGTGATATTCTTTCTTATGTGAAGCTGGCATCATCATAAGACGATCCTCATACTTTTCATAAAATGATTTTAGTTGTTCTTTACGTGGTGATGAAATATAAGTATCAATATTACTTATAAACTCAACCCAATTCATCTGAATTTGTTCTGCTGATAGTATCATAACTTTTATTTATTTATTTTATCCGTTTCTTAATGCTGCATGTTCTCTTTCTAATTGAGTTTCTAAATCTCTAAGAACATTTTCAGTATCTTCTATTTTTTTTACAAAATCTTCTACTGGTTGTTGTGATTTAACCATTAATTTAAGATTTGTTAGATGACCTTGTATTTTATTTGTTAGGTGAACAATTGTTTCTGCGTTGCGTAATGCCATAGTTGTTTAATTAATATTATTTTTAGGTACCTTAGGTACCATGTACCCCTATACCCCATTTCTCTTATCTACTTATCTCTTTTTCCCTTTAACCTCTGTACCTCCAATGTACGCTGAGGATTTCTCGTCTCCAACCTTAGGTTCAAAAGTCTTTAATTTTTGGGAAATTTTATATAAAAAAGCACATTTTTCATATTCTTCACTTTGAGTAAAGTAATTAATTCCTAATTGTAGAGCCGTGTCTAAATATTCGTCTGAATAGTATTTTAATGCGTTTATATGCGCGACATCATCCAAATCAACGTTTTGTATATAACTCCAGGATCTGCCGTAAGTAACAAACTCTCCTGCTTCTTTAATATCATTAATATCTAATTCATCATTACTTTTAGCAAAGAAATTCAATACTTTTTTATTAAAGTTAATATGATTCAAAACCAGTTTTTTATACATTCCAACATAATACATTGGGGATTTTTTTAGATCTTCATATGTAGTTTTCCCCTCCCCAGAAAGATCTTTATCATCATGAGAAAATAAACCAAATATGTTATCTATACTTACCATATAATTATTTTATGTTTTTTCTTTAATTCTCTTAAGAGCATACTCCCACTTTTCAGCTACTGTTTTATATTTATGCTTTTCTTGAGAATCCATTTTTTTACATTGTTTCTCAAATTCATTTCTAATCCCTTTTTTGTCTACCTCTAAATAGACTTCCATTAGTGTATCTTCGTATGCCGACATATTTTTTAATTTATAGAAATTATCATTAATATATGTTATAAATACTAGTATTCCAAGTTATTTTTACCTTACAATGGTAAGATGTCCTGACTTTTGATAAATTTCTGGGGAGTTATGTTTTCTAGCATAAAAAGTATAAACATATATACCATCAGCTACATAAGAGGGTCCACCCTGCATACTACCATCCCAATATGGGTAACTATTGTAGTCATCTCCAAATCCTTCAAAAACCAAACCTCCCCATCTATTGTAAATTTTAAATTCTATATCAACCCAACAATCTAAATCAAGAATAACTTGCCAAATATCATTTATACCATCATTATTTGGAGTAAATACATTAGGGATAAAAATACTCCAGGGCCAACATTCGTCTATTATTAATTCATTACAAGGTAAACTAGTATTACAATCTACTTCAATAGTTTCAGTAATAGTATCTGTTAAAAAAACATATTCTATAACTTCAATCTCTAAAGTATCTGCGATATATTCAACGATAGTGTCTATTTCATATATATTGACATACTCTATGAGTGTGTCGGTTATATACACGTATTCTTGCGTTATAATGGTATCAATTTGTGTTACTATAATAGTATCTGGTGGTAATTCTATATATAAAGTATCAGTAATATATTCTGTAATTGTATCTGGTATACAAGGGTTAGGACAGACCATTATCCTATTATCATCTATATTAATATCGGGATATGTCTGTGTTTGGTTAAAACTATTACCAACAGTCCAACCATTATCTGGAAAGTCATCAACACCTGCTGTTTGGGATAAATTAATCTGCCATATTACAACTTCCCAACAATATCCTTCAAGAGGAGTAGCTAAAATACACTCCCACGCAAATGGTGGGTTTATATTAATAGTTGCAGTTGTACCTGTTTCCCACCCTCCCCAATTTGTAACGTTTGAATATGACCAACCTGGATGGAACGTTGTTGAAGTGCAATCTGTATTTTCACCCAAGTCTTCTCCAGTGATTTCATTTATATAATGAATACCAAAAACAAGATGAGTTACATTTTCATTATTATTTACAGAACTAGATCCATTACCATCACAAGTATTTCCATCAAATTGTGTAAATTCATTACATCCACAATTTTCAGCATTAGTAAATTCAACAACAAAAGAATGTACATCATCTGTTGTAGCAGGTGGTGTTTGACTTATAAGTTCTAAATTACACGTTTGGGAATATGTGGTGTAAGACATAATGGTTATTAAAACCAAAAATATGTTTTTCATTAAGGGAAAGGATAGGGGGGAAGAATAACGTTTTATCCCTTATACATATGGGTAGGCAAGGAGAGACTTGAACTCTCATGTAACCAATTACTCTTTCTACAAGGTATAAGCTTGAGGAGATACATGCCTATGTGGTGAACCCGGTAGGATTCGAACCTACGACCGATACCTTAGAAGGGTATTGCTCTATCCAGCTGAGCTACGA